ATACCCGTAAATGCACTTGTGCCATTGCCAAATAATACACCAGTTAATGTACTTGCACCCGTGCCACCTCTCGCAACTGGCAATGTACCGCTTGTGATTTTACTTGCATTTAGGTTAGGTATATCATCGCTTACTAATAATCTAAATGTAGGCACACTCTCCGCACCACTTACTGGTCCGCACCATACCGTGTTGGCTAATTGATTAACTAACCCAACTTGCAATGTGCCACTCGAAGTGATTGGTGAGCCAAGGATTGTAAATATTCCAGATGGCACGGTCATTGCTACGGAGGTGACCGTACCACTACCTGGACCAGCAGTCGGTGGCTCTTGATTAAAATTTCTTCCTACCTCTTTTACAAATCTTGACATATATTACCAGGTACCAAAATTAATTGATGAAGTTTTTGTCCATAATCCCGTACTTGCCACATATTGTATCACATCACCATCAGATGGGTTTTGAGCCGCCACATCGTGCAACTCATCCATCTCATAGCCATTTTGCACACGAACATACAAACGACCATTACCATTGTTTGCCTTCTCGACAACGCCAATGTAGACAAGGTGATTGGGAGCATAAGGCTTGGTAGCAGTCAAAGTTCCAGCAGTTGCACCAAGATACAGAGTATCCCCTGCCGTATATGAACCAAGATTCAAGCCATCTTGAACACCTTGGCACAAAATCAAACCAGTTTGTCCAGCCGCAATGTCTTCAGCACAAACGCCAACAGTCTTAGCAGATGTGGCATCTCCTGTGTTGTAGGCTAATTTGACTGTCATGCGGTCGCCTTGAGCCGAGAACATATAAACAGGCTGACCCTTGTTTATAGTCGTGGCTTCAGCATTAGTGACATACGCATACAAAGTCTGACCAATGTCAGCCCCAATATCTGTAGTTAGTCCAACACTTAAAGTCTTCTGAGTATCATCCCAATACAACTTACCAACAGCATTCGTAACAGATGCGCCAGTATCAAACTGCACAAAATCAGGTGATGAAATACCACCTGTGATGCCAGTCATTGAAGTGATGTTATCGTTTGCGCCAGCAATCGCCCAACTTTGGTCAATCTTCTGCCAAACTGTGCCGTTAAATATTACCCAATCTCCAGCTTTCCAGTCAGTAATACCATTCAAGTTTGTTGAGCCATCAACAGAAACCACATAGTAGTAGCCGCTTGTGCCTGTGCTACTCGTCAATGTAGGTGTATTAGTTGAGGCATTCCATGTACCTTGATATGTCAAACCACTGCCGCTGACAGATGCCCATGAAAGAGCAGAACCATTGGTAGTTAAGAACTTACCTGAGTTACCTGTCTGGCTAGGAATTAGATTGGTAATCTGAGTCTGTAAAGAGTCTAGAGTGTCAAGTACAAACTGAGAAGTGCCGCCACCATTAGTAATGACTTTGATGGATTCAGCAAGATCAGGAGCAACAACCTCACCAACATTGAGTTCAATCCCGCTAGACAGAGTAATGATAAGTGAACCATCAAAATCAATACGAGCATTGGAGACAGACACACCATCAACACCATTAATTCCGTCACGCCCATCCTGACCACGTTCACCTTTATCGCCTTTTGCGCCATCTCTGCCGTTTCTTCCATCTTTTCCATCTCTACCATCTTTCCCGTTGATACCATCACGACCATCTTTGATAGTAGATACACGCTTCTCTATGGCATTGCCTACATCATCAAAGCGGGAACGAATGTCGGACTCAATCTTCTTGAGTGCTTGGACAACAAGATCAACATTCTCGCCAATCTTGCGTTTTTGCACTTCTTTGGCGTGAGCAACAGAAGAACGAACAGAATCCAAAACAGCCATCTGCTGTTCAGGAGTCATATTCTTGAGAATTAACTCTTTGGCTAGGTTTTCTACATCCATTATTCAGTACCAGTTTGGGCAGAATTTAATTGCTTGGTAAGTTGGTTCAAGAAGTCTTCTTCCATGCCTGAAATCTTGTTGTTTTTCTCAGCCATCTGCAATTCAACAATCTTAGACTTGTTTTTGATGTCTGCTTCCTTCAACATCAACTCAGCAATCTTAACTCTCTTGTCAAATTCCCTAGAGGCTTGGTCATCCTGATTAGGCAAGTTCTTGGTCATGGATGCCATGTTCTTAGCCTGTACTTCTTGAGGCATCAACTGTGCTTCAACAGACAATTTGGTAGCTTCAGCACGATTTTGCTCTGCTTGAGTAGTCTGAACGGCAATCTGAGCCTGTGCCGCCTGAATAGCCAACTGCTGTTGCATCTGCTCCATCTGCTGTGCTTCAGGATTTGGTTGCATCATCTCGTCTAACTTGGCAATCAACTCCATTCTGTTAGACAAACTGCTGTTTCCGACAATTCCTTTGAGCAAAATAGGCAAAACAGGGGTGTTTGCACCCAAAGTCTGCAACAAACCAATGAATTGCTGTTGTTCATACTCTCTAGCAATGATGCCAAGAGTAGCTGTAGGTATGAAATTCATGTCCACAGAGGGATAACGCTCTGGGTCAAATTGCATATAGCGGAAAGCGGCTTTTTTGATGAATGGAATCAAGAAATCTTCTTGGAAATTCACCAAAGTACGCTTGTATTTCTTGATGATGGAGGCAACAGCCATCGACATACCGCCACCATCACGGCTAGATTGGGAAACCATGCCGTTTGAGTCCAGCGTACCAGTAGCCTGAAGCAACATACGCTCAAATTCTTTGGCAGTTGCTAGGTTATTGGGGTCATTTTGACCAAACTTGAACGGGTAAATAATCTCATTTGGGTTGCCATTGGTAAGAATAGCCTTACCAGCCTTGACTTCAAACTTCATGCCACGGGGCAAGCGTGTGGCATCCATAGCAACCATAGGGGCAGTGGTCAAAGCGAGTGAATCCAAGTGAGCCCGAGTCTGAGCATCAATAGCTTTCTGCATATTGAAGGCTTTTTCCACTGTACCTCGCCCCAACAAGCGGTTCGGAACTGTATCGTCTTGGTAAGACATTACAGGTCTATCTTTCATCATGTAGGGGTTTTCTTCAGCCTTGAGCAACAAACCATCATTGGCAATCACGACAATGGCTTCAACCATATCGGTGTAGTCTTCAGCCGCTGAATTCTCGGGGAATAACTCAACAATGTCCTTATTCTCTTCCATGTTGTTGAGGTATTCACGGGGAACTAACCCGTAGTACGTCAACAAAAGAACCTTCTCGTCTTGGTACTGGCTTACCTCTTGGGTAGGCTCTAAGTCAGTATCTTCATAGGTGGGCGTGATGTCTACCTTGCGGTAGATGCCTTTTTCAATACCAGCTACAACCTTGTGGATAGAGACATACTTCTCAATCGCCACGCCCATACAGTCATCAATGGAAGTGCCGTTAGGGTCAAACAAGAAGTTCTTGGGGTTGATAGGCATGATCTTCACGCCAATCCTGTCCCTCTCAATCACGCCAATAGCGGCTTGACCCATCTGATTAGGAATAGGCTGAGTGGCAGGAATAAATTCTTTTTCAGTCTTGACAATGATCTCGCCAATACCTGTTCCATAGATTTCAGCCATCAACTCTATCTGGTCGATAGATTTTCTGATCTTGTCTTTCTTGAAGTCTTCCATCATTTGAGACTTAATCATCTCAACATCAATGGGGTTACCGCCAACATCTTGAATGTTGTCTTCAATGTCAAAGAAATCGCCTTGACCAAAGATAGCTTCCATGATCTCAGCATGGCGAGTCTCGACTGCTTGTTGGGTAGCAGGGGTTACGATTCGGCTACGCTCAGACTCACGGGTCTTGTCTTCAGAAGCCCATTGACCTCGGAAGATGCGCTCGTATTCCAGCCAATCAGGAAGAAAGTTGGTATCTCTGTAGTCACGCCACTTTGTGCAGTGGTCAACAACAAATGCTGTAAGTTCTTTGTCAGCCTCAGTAGGCTCATAAAACTCGTTCTGCTCTAACTTGACTTGTTTATCTGTTGCCATAGTGTTACCTTGTTGTATTGCCAAATGGGTCACCATATATGACCGATTCTATTGGCAAGTCATAATTCGACAAAGGGAAAGTTTCTTGTCTTTGTTCTGGAGTCATTGTTCTTCTAGCTTGGACAGCCCTTGCTTCTACTTCACCAGCTAATGCACGATATTTGTCAAAAGCACTCATTTCTGGAGTGTCTCTAAACTGAGACTCTAATCCACCAGATTGCCATCCTTCTCTTGTTTGAACAGCGTGTTGTAGTTCGTGCATCAATTTTGACAAAGCATCTTCTTCTGTTTTTGTGGAAGTTGATATTTTTTCTTTGCCGCCAAATGTTTTGCTGTATTGAGCGCCAGCGGCACTTTCAGGAAGCCAATCTGGTTGCTTATTTACTGTGTATCGTAAACTTGTCAGTAAATCAGGATATGCTTTAAATAATTCTGAATATTCAAGCATTCCTCCAATTTCGCCTTCAATTCCGCTTTTATAGTTATTTGCTTTATTAGCGATAGAGGCATTAAAGTCTGCTCTTAATCTTGCCAAGTTATCAGGTATCTCTTGTTTTAAAGCTCCATCTGGAGTTCTGAATGTTCCTGTTTTTTTCCATATCTCAATAGGTGATATTCCTTGACTTTCCATGTCAAGAAATTTATTTGCATTGGCTTTGCTCCACGTTTTGGCATTTTCGCCAATAAAGATTTCTTTAGGCTTTGGTGTAATTTCACCAAGAAACGATCTTGTTGGTTGACCTGTGATAGCGGCATTGATTTCCTCACCAGCCATACGACCAAAGGCTTGACCTGTACGACCCGCAACTCTACCAGCCACAGGCAAAACAGGTGCAACAGTCATCAACGCTTCAACAGTCTCAGGGCGCATACGGGTAGTACCGCCAAGTCCACCAGCACCTGAAAACAAAGACTCACCATAGGATGCCCGTTCAAGAGTCTTAGGGATGCCAGTGCCATAAAGGAACTGTGCAGTACCCTGCATCTGCTGAGTCCTCTCAGGCGAACTCATGTATTGCAAAGGCAGATTCACAAGGTCAGAGAACAGTCCCAGTATGGGACTTCTCGGAGTTGCTCTCATCTGATCTGCCATTTATATCCCCGAAATAATATCTAGAGGCTCCCACTCATCTTCTTGGTCATCAACAAAGTATGAGGTCACAGCCAGTTGGTCAATGTAAGAGAGAGCATCAGGTAAGTCATCGTGAACACCTTGGGCGGGGAACATCAAGAGTTGATCTTTGAATTCATCCCAATCTTCCTCAGAGTTCAGCACAATACGCCCATGCTCAAACCTTCCTTGGAGACTCCAGATAATTCTGTCAGTCTTTTTCCTGTTGCCATGCGTTAAGTCAACTATGTGGGAATATACATTATTTTTCCTCATTAGGTCACTCAAATAAGGCAAAACAGCGTTTTTTAACGCACCTCTCTCAATTCCAACGCTTAAAGGGCGGTATTCCCGCATCTTTAGCAGAATCGTAGCCGCAGTCTCCCGAATGTCCCAACGCCCAAACACAATCTCTTTGACAAACCATTTTCCCTCATCAGTTACCTTGACTACAGCAATAGCAGTCTGATCTAGCCTTTTCTTCGAGTTAGCCGCCTGTCTAGCTACTTCCTCAAATCCAGCCAAGTCAA